ATGAGACTCCTCATATCTTTGAAATTTGCTTTAGCAGCGAAATCAAGACCAGATTGCAAATCTGTCTCAAAAACATTCTTCTGTGAGAGAATGTCATTCAACTTCGCTCCAAGCTGGAGCTTCTTATTCTCAAGGTCTGCAATCTTAGTTTGAACCTCGATGCTTTGTGGAAGCCCTCTAAGTTTGTCAATAAGACCTTGCACATCCTGAACTGTATTGTATTCGCCAGTAGTTGTTTGATTGAGATAAGACTTCTCAATAAGACCCAAGACTTTTGTTGAATCCCCTACTGATGTTTTTCCGAATCCAAGTAGTTTTGCCATAAGTTTATAGGGTGTACTTTAGTGTAGCACCTGTTTGAATCTTGTTCGGGTCAGTAATACCATTACTTGTTGCGAGTTCTTTATATCGCGTCGCATCGCCAAACAATTTCTTTGCAATTCCAGAAAGCGTATCGCCCGCTTTCACAACATAGGATTGCGCAGAAGCTACAGGAACAACCGTTTTAGTTAGCGGTTCTGGTATGGTAGTTGGAGCTGGTGTTGGCACTACTGGCGCTGCGGGCTTAGGAGTTTCTGGGATAAGGGCGGCGGCATCATTAAACGCCTTTTTCTGTTCAGGAGTATATGATGACGTATCTGTCTGACTTACAGGAATGATTGGTTGTGCTGGCGGAGCTACTATATTAGAGGCAGGTTTGCCAAGAGCAGAAACATCCTTAGTAGTAGTTCCAGCTATAGAACCCGTCTCCGTTGCGAATGGTTCACGTGATACTTTCACACCAAATTTGTTCTCCATTGAGAGTATCGCGGTCTGCGCTTTCCCTTGTTCACCCGTTGATGCTGCTTCGTTATAAATCGAATCAGCAAGGTCAGTCACAAGAGAGTTGACATTCTCCACACGCTGTTGTTCTATTTTAGTAACATATGGAGCGAATTCTGGTCGAGACGCAAGATTCTTATAGAAGTTGTTTACAGCATCGATACGAGATGCTGGCACTTGCCCATAACGATTCGTTGCGGCAATAGTCGCTGTCTGCGCGTCCATCTCTTTCTTAATGTCATCGAAGTAGTTATTTGAGAGGTACTCCCCACGCTTATTCTCCCAATATGCCTTGAGTGAAGGGTAGGTAACACCGCCATAGACCACTTCATTAGAGGCATCGGCACTGGAGATGTAACCATTCAAAAGAGCAAGTTTATCATTCGACTGTAGATTCTTCTTGTTCGTCTGATAGGTTATTTCATTCAGTCCGTTTTCAATCTGAAGTTTAGACTTAGAACTCCTAAGAGCAATGAGAGTAGAATCCCACATTGCAACCTCATCATCGTTTTCATTGATTGAAGCAACAGCTCTTTTGCTTTCTACCTCTTTAATACTCTTATCAAGAAGTGATGTCGATTTGTCCTGCTGGGCAACAAGCGCACGATTTTTAATAGCGTTCAATTCAATAGAAGCCTGCTCCTTATTGGCTTCCGACAACTTTGTACGAATCTCGTCTTGCAAAGCTGGGTCTTGTTCTGTAGAAAGTAAATCTTGCAAAATACTAATGTGTTGTGAAATAGACTCCTTGCCTCCTACGTAATCATCAAGAGAACTTTTGTACTTATTACGAATAGTCTCATATCGTGCGAGTTTCTTTGTTTCTGCAACAGAAACCTCAAGTGTCGAAATGTAACTCGCATCATTAAATGAAGACGACTTCTCCTCCTCAAGTTGCTTCTCACGGAATGCTACCTGCGCGGAATAGCTCATCCCTCCTGCGACAGCCTTCTGAAACTCTGCCTCCTTGCGAGACTGTTCTATTGCCCGTATCGCTCGCACAGACTCAATCGCTCCACTCACAACAGCGGAGAGATTCACTGAAATCTTCATTCTTGAGAGGGTGACAGCCATATGTTATTTTTTAGCGACTAACGCTGGCGCACCAGACCGCGCGGCGACCTGACGCGAGGCACTTGCTGCGGGTACAGGCGAGCGCTGACCAGGCGCAGGCGCAGGGTTGTTGCCAGGAGCATTTTCGGCTTCTCCTGCAATCGGCATACCGCCGCCACCTTCTCCTGGCGCACCGCCTGGCATATACCCTGGCTGTGCCTGTTGCGCTGTCGCCATACGTTCAGCAAGAATCTGATGCAGAAGTCCAGGCTGCTTCGAGATTTCAGTTGCGAGAATTTCATCCTGAAGTTCCTCCTTCATCAACTTCTGCTCTTCACTTGGGTTATCAATACCGACATTGTGCTGGGTAGTTGTCAATGACTGTACCTTCGCCTGGAACTTATTGATTTCGTCAGAGACAGAGCGAAGAAGCACCGAAGAAATGAAGACGTCAGTCTTATATTGTCCTGCGATAATTTTATCAGCATTTGGTACATACTGTTCTGCGAGGAATAGAATTGATTTATTGAGGTCTTTGAATGCCTTGACCCACCACTCCTTTCGTAGTGAAATCTTATTGTTCACTCCCTGCATCACCACAGAGAGAGCGCGACCCGTCGCTTGGAGTACATTGCTTCCAGGGTAGAGCACTTGGTTCAGACCCGATAGTGCGATGATGTCGTTCTTGCGGTCTGAAAGATACTGTTCAACAGGTACAGTGGTGCCACTCTTAGGCATTGCCTGAATATCCCCGTCGTCACCAACCTGATAGATGACGATTTGACCAGACCGAACTTCTGAAAGGTTGTCAAGGTTCTTGCCCCAATACGCAGGCTTCGCCATCTCTTTGATGATGTCGGCGAGGTCAGATGAGCGCTCGTTGTATTCCTGCTGTGGGTCAAGCTCGTGCTCGATGTCCGAAGTTCCTTTCGGTTCCCCAGGAAGATGAATGTTCGGGATGTAATGGAGAGGGATAAAGCCCCAGTTGTGCTTCACATAGTGCACGGGCTTATTATCATTATTGAAAAGAAGGAGGTACTCTTCATCATCCCAATACTCCTTCACTGTTATCATCGGCACTTCTGTCGTTTGAGTCTGCCCTGGATTCTCTGTATCAAAATCAGCCTGCACGGTGAACTTCTTATCTTTTAGTTCCTCGGCAAAGAGTTTCTTCGCCGTAGAGACTGCGATACGGTAGTGCTTTATAAACGCCCCAATCTCATTGAAGTTCTCATCCTTCCAGATGACACGGATATTTTCTGGTCGCTCGACGTTCCAATACTTAATTGACTCAAATTCCTTAGTACCATCCTCTTTCGACTTAAATGTGGGAATGGCTCCGAAGATAAAGCTATCCCCAGTAATTGAACCTGTGCGCACCGCGCGTTGGAATACTAGCGATACAGAGTTGTCCTCGTGAACAGCAGAAAGAATCTTCGTCCGCGCTTCACCGAGCGCCCGCTCAAGAACGTCATCTACCCGTGCTGGTGGGCAGGACATCTGCGGCGGTTCGTTCGTGAGGAACGCCGTCATGTTCTCCACCACGGTGAAGACATAGTTGTAGGTACGCATCGTGCCGCCACCGTCCTTTCGATAGCTCCACTGTTTGCCCTTATAAAAATCTCGGAGAGTCTGATAGCCAGAGTACACACCATCACCATACACACGGCGCGTCCAGTCAAGCCTTGTTTGCGCTTCAGTCTCGTTGATGTATTTCACCAACTCAACAGCTCGAGGGTTTGTTTCCCCGACTGACATCCCGCCTTTGATGATTGCTAGTAGTCCCATAGATTAGTGTTTATGTAAAGGATAACGTATAGAAGAGGAATTGTCATGGCGTACCTGTGTATTGTACCCAGCCAAATGACTCATCTGAACTTTGTTTGTCAACTGCTTCGGCATCTTTTTGGAGATATACGACACCCCCATCACTACCGTCATAACAAAGTCAGTCTCCAATTTTTTGTCTTCAATGTGGTAACTGCCCATCTGCTCACTCAATTCATCAATATAATAACTTCGCAGTGACCCGTAGTCTGGGTTCATTTCGATGATGGCTCCGTCAACTTCAGACTCGACATAATCTCGCCCTTTTGACATCACTCCCTTTGTTTCAATAAGCGCCACATCTTTGTCAATATCGAAACTCTTTGGTTTGAGTAACACAAGAAGTTTCTTAATGACCACTCCTCCGAGAGCTTCCGCATCCATCAAAAATGTTGGATAATGTGCGGTCACTCCGTCTTCATCATACCACGTGTACTGGTCGTATAATGTACGCAGTAGGGAAAACTGCATCTGTGGAGAACCCCCCTGTATGTTCTCATGGTTGACAATATCTATTTTCCCATCGATATGATAATTCGTATAGTCCATCACCATGAAGACAGACTCATCTCCTGTGTCTGACATACCCCAGTCGGCGACGAGCAGGTACTTACCCCCACTCTTGCAATCTCTCTTCCCGTCGAGCTTCCACAAATTCTCAATCTCCGAAGAATCAAAGAACCGCTTGCCACTGGTAATGAACTCTCCGCTCACCACTTGGCGGTACTTCTTCTTATCGGTAGCGAGGAGGGTCGCCTTCGCTCGTTCGCGCTGCGCCTTTGGAATGAACTTGTTATCATCCATACCCATGTTCGTAAGCGCCCACCAACCCTGCTGCCCTTTCTGCCCCATGCGCACAATGTGAAGGTAGTATTGATGACTCGGACTATCTACCTCTGGCGTAGAAATGAGGTCGAGACACGACCCATACTTAATAAGACGAGAGAGAATCTTCGCCCCCAATTCTTCCTTGAGGTGAAGAGACTGCGAGCACTCGTCGTAAGAGATATACCCGAACTGCGCACCCGCGAGCGAGGAGGCTTGGTCTTGACCTGTCGGCACCGAGTACATCACAGACTTGTTGGCGAAGCGAATCTCTCCTAGGTTGGTGTTATCACCTGCAATGAAGTCTTCCATCAGTGGCGACAGTACGTTCAATCGCTTCTTCCCCTCCTCATCAATAATGAACTGCCCCGCCAGAATGTCCTTCACATGCTGGTAGCAGGCTTTGGTCTGACGAGAGTGAGGAGAGACGTTTAGTGTCGCGTAGTGCGCCTGGTTGATGAGCTTCTCGTCCAGTTCCATACCCACCTTGTACTTGTTGAACCAAATGTGTTTGATGGCGATGCCCACCGTCTTTCCCGACTGGTTCCCAATCGACGAGATATTGCTCCCATACAAGAATCCTCCAATATCCTCAATCTCGTCCCCGAACTTTTCTGCCCACTTTGAACGAGGAGTAGTTGTACGTGAGAGCCACTTCTGCTGATAGTTATTCAACGGCACGCCGAGGGCTTCTTCGGAGAACGAAATGATGTCATCGCGCCAGCGGCGCTCCTGCTTGAGTAGTCCAATGAAACGCAACTTCGACTCATTGTCCATAGTGGACACCGCTAATTCTTTCGCCAAGTGTTCAAATTGTATACTCATACCGTCGGCATCTCTACATACGTCTCAAATATATTCGGAAAGTCATATTGCTGTTTATCACTCGTCCTCACATAGAACTGCCCGCCCTCGCCCTGTCGATTCATCAACTGAAGAAAGATGAGCATCGACTTGTACTGCGCGGGGGTGAGCATTATCTGCGCAAAGTGGTCAGTGAGCGCCTTCGTCTCCACGAATACGACCACCTTCGTGTTATGCAACTGCTTCTGGTATGGGCTGGGTATCATGTGGTATATACGCTGCTTCGAGTACATCGACCTCTGCGTCAGTAATGGTTCCCGCTGTCGCTTTTGAGAGCAGACTCATAAGGAACCCTGCCGTGTTCCGCTTCTCCTCCGACGCCTTCAGCATCAGTGCGGCTTTCCCGTGCACCAACTTCGTCGCGTGGCTGAACACATTGACGACATAGTTGCGCCGCTTAATAGACAACTCCCCTTCTTCAGAGTTCGGATTGTTCTGCTCATTCTGCAACATAAAGAACGCATCATTGATGAGTTCGCCTCCGAGCGTCCGCACCCCATCTTCAATCGTGTTCTCTCCAGGAGCGAGCAACTCACCCGCTTCACCCCGCGTCTTCACCACTTGTCGGAGCGTCTGTCTCGGGACGAGCGCCGATTCCTCTGCCATCACGCCCGCCTTCGTCGCAAGGATGTCCGCATCCCACTTCTTCACCCACGTGCGTATTTGATTAGTGTGTGGAAAGAATATCTTACCCTGTGGGAACACCACCTCCTTAAGAAAGTCATGTATTATCTCCATCGTCATTCCGTGTTTCAAGTCGCTATTGATGCGCTTCTGGTAGTAGTATTCTTTGAACTGCGGGAGAAGTTCAGTGAGTTCTCCGACGCGCTGGTATCTTTCAAACGTTTCTCCATAGTACGCGCGACCCGTCTTATCTATCTTCTTTGGTATACTTTTGTCTTCGTCCATTGCCATTCACAATAGCATACTTTGTGTTGTAAAACCGTTGTCCACATGCACAGTGCTTGCACCCTTGTACGAAGGGAGTACAGTGATGAGTACGAGATGATACCTCTATGAACACCACTATCAACACCCAGCGCTCATCAGCCCTTGACGGAGAATTGAGTGTACGCTATGGTAGTGATGTGAGGTATCCAGGGAACCCGCAGACGCAAGTCTGTGGGTTTTCTGTTTCTCGTACCTAATGAGTTACCATCCCAACATCCCAAGCCACCGAAACGGCGATAAGTGTCCCGCTTGCTCTGGCGAAAGAGATAAAGGTGGTCGGCTCACTCTCCGAATCTCGAAGTTCAAGACTTTCAATGGATTCATTCAATTCTGGCTGACGTGTTCTAACTGCTCATATTCTGTAAATAGTTACAGAACACAGGAGAATTCATTGAAACCAAGAGAAAAGGCTAATCTTGCACAAACACTGTACCGCGGAAAAAACATAGCAACTACCCGCACACAGGAACATACACCAACAGTAGGAATGGGCAGCTAGGAATTCCCTCATCGCAGCGTGAATCCTGATTGAGAGCGTTCATCACAGGGTAAAAAGAACCCCTGAAAGGAGTAGTTAGGCGGATTGAGGAACAGGTGCTTCCCCCAGTCCATCCCATATAACCCTAACTACATATACCAAGCAAACATAGACACTTCTTGTTCTGGAATGGGAATAGACCAGAACTCAACCAGCGGATACCTCACTATACCTCAACCGCAGAAGCACACTCTCATCAGGAAAAGTCCATCCTCACTTATTAAATGCTCCAATGGAGATAGGCTTTTGTTATGCGTTTCCTACTTCCCTCTCCCGCATAAGCGCCAGAACTTGGTGGGGTTTTGTATTAGAAAGGACTTTGACCCAGAATAGTACAATTATGTTGGGGAGTCCTTACTGAAATAAAATAATCTGGTTAGAGAACTGGCACTACCAAATCCTAATTCTCATCTTGTGTTGGTCTAAGTATGGACTGTGTCCTTATATGGAGTGAGTGAGTACACTCACCTAAATATAATGGGCGCAAAGTTATAACATAAGAATAAAATATGTAAAATACATAGCAACTATGGGATAGAATAGGAGGAAAGAGGTGCGGGAGATACCCCACATCCTTATCCCTCTCTACTCCCTCTCCCTCCCTTATCCTGCCCCAACACAAGGTACAGCACACAGCTCTTGCCTTTGCCTCACTTCGTGTTGCTATCGTGGCAAGTATCAGCTAGGGAATATGCATAAGATACAACACCGCCTCCGCTTTCTTATGCTGACACATATTTATATAAGTCAATAATGGTGTATACACTGGACGTTAGAGCTTATGGTACAACACAAGTATACACGCAGTCAAATAGTATGTGTATTCTCTTGCAATCAGAAGTATACAGGAGTATATTGATGAATAGAGGTTGATTGAGTACATTGAAAGCACAGGATAGTATAAGCACTGGGGCATGAGGACAGGTTGGGCGAGAAGTGAGCACGCGATGCTCGACACCTGCAAAGGCTCACACCATAAAATTGTATCCGTGGACAATGTCCACACAACACATTTCACCCGCCCGCATCGCCACCCTTGCTCTGGTCTTATACTATCCCGTGCTCTTGATTAAGAGTATGTACATTGACATCATACATAAGTTATAGTCTCTAATTCTTGGTGTTGTCTCGGTTGGTAACATATTATCAACATGAAATATAAGAAGAATCTACGAATAGAGGGGAGCAAGGTCTACAGCTACAATACGCATGTTGCTACGATTGACGAGCAAGCTGGTAAACTCTATGTACACGGGTACTGGAGCGTTACCACGAGCAAGCACATCAATCACGTAGCGGACGTGTACGGGCTGGAGAAAGTCAAGGAGGAGCGCAAGACGGCTGAAGATACATTGACGCAAGAAGGTCTTGCTCATTTGAAAACAGTCGCAACTGTTGCTCTTCTGGGCGATATCTTTGGGAGCAATCCTAAGGAGCGCAATGACTGGAAGGCTCGAATGTTGAAAGCTGGTCTCGAAGGTCGCGGGCTGATTATGCCCGATGACTGGGATACGCTTTCAGAAGACGAGAAGACGCGCCGTCTTGACGGTGCAATAGCCCAACTCTCTTAGTAGAAAATCAGGCTCACGCTTGACAACTAATAAAATTATATCATGACAACAATAAAGAAGGAGAAGTCTGTACGAGACTCAAAATTGTACAAGAAAATGGATAGCTATACAGCGTGTAGCATCGCTGAAGGGTTTAACGAGGGTGAAGGAGCTAGCGAGCTACAACAGCTCACAGCATGGCAATGGCTCGTGGATACGGGCACATGCTGGCATCTACAGGGCTGGTACGGGCGCAACGCATCACGTCTTATTGAAAATGGTGTAATACTCCCGCCTAACAAGGAGCAGGAGGACGCATACGGGAACGTGGTGCCCGCAATCGCATGAGGGTTATCCTAACCGTAGCGCTGGTGATACTGATGATTGACGCTCTGGGCTTTATGCTCTGGGCAGTCTCTGGGCAGTATCCTACTGATAGCGCCTACGTGGGCACTATCACGGCACACGTGCTGGGCTTGGTATTATAAATTATAAAGAAAAGACTGAAACGACATCAAGAACGAGGGACTATGACACAAAGAGTGAATACAGTCAATTGTACTTTTCATTCTCTCTCAATAGTCGCTACTCCAAGTGGAAACTATGGGGAGAGAATGAAGGGCGCAAAGCTCTTCATGTGCAGAGACTATGGGAACGCTATAGACTATGGGAAATTATTGGACAAAAGATAATTATATTGTATGACTGAAGACGAAATGAATCCTGCAATCTGTTCTAGTGCACTGGACGAGGACGGTAACAATGCCTTTGCGGACGATGCCGATGGTGGAAAGCACAAGTGGGACGATACCACCACCCCGAACACGTGCGCGGAGTGTGGTACGACACGAGACGAGTTTACTGACCCTGCTTAACCATGACCGAACCCGAAGCCCTAGCAATTATAGAAAAGATGACCACGCAAGAGTTTAACCATTTCTTGATAGGGTTGCCTGCACGTGTGGGGATGCTGGTGCGGAGTGGCATGGTGGACTGGAAGGCGGTGCTACCCGCGTGGTACATCAGAGTCGCAACTATGGGAGGGAACGAGCCGTTAGACCTTGCGGATATACCCTATTAACTATGAGAGGACTCCCAAATCAATTGGTCGGTTACTTACAGCGTGGTGGCACGTGGGTCTCAAAGGGCACGCTCACTGCTGACATAGTGTGGAAGCATACTATGGGGCGAAACTATGGGAAGCGATACCTACCCGAGACTGTGGGACGCGCCCTGCGTTCGTTAGAGGAGGACAAAATCATTGCAGTCAAAGGAGATGGCGTGTCGGTACAATACAAGTGGATACCACGTGAGCTACGTGAGAAGTACATCCCGTCATCGAGCAGAATTGGCACAGATTTATTTCGATTATAATTATTGAAACTATATGAAAAGTCTCGCTGACCTCATGGGGGAACGCGTTGTACAAAAGCCCAAGAAGGGCATCCACAGTGAGCGCCACGAACTAATTGACCAGCTCCGCCGAGACTATGGGGAGACAGCAAAGAAAGGTGTTGGCTCGTTCAGTTACTATCTTGGAATGCTCAAGCCGTACACCACTAGCGCTATCTATGGGTGGCGCTCACAAGCGAAGGAGGCAAAGAGTCCACAGAAATTGTTTTGGTGGTTGGTGGGGCAGGAGGGTAAAAAGAAATTAACTAAACAACTATGAAATATATAATTACACTTATCGTTCTGTTCGCTCTCGGCTGGCTATTCGTCTGGCTACCCATCACAGGTATTCATTACAGCACTGGAAGTGGTACGCAAGTGGGGTACGTCTCTGCGATAGAAAAGACGGGGCTGATATTCAAGACTGGTCGAGTATACATAAAGCCCACCTTAGAAAGCACACAGGAGGATGTGTACTGCGTAGTTGACGATGTAGTACACAATCAACTTAAAGCATTTTCAGTGGACAAGACACGAGTTGAAGTGTCGCACCTCTCATGGCTTGTAGCTGGGTTATCAAACTGCGAGCTAGAGGACGCTGTTGTTCTCTCTGTACGAGATGTTGCGCTCTAACCGACCTACTGTATGACCACATTCAATGAACGGTTTGATGAGAGGTTCAAGGGGCAGACACAGTTTAGTCAGGCAATACTCGGCGCACTTGAGTACCGAGGAATAAATGATTGTGGAAAGTATCTTGATGACGATGTTTCGAGAGTCGCAATTCCGTTCATCAAAGACTTCACCCTCTCCGAAGCCCACGAGCTATTAAGGGAGATGGAAGAGGTGAAGTGGAAATTACCAGAGAAGCCCTGTCTGAACGCTGAAAGTAGGATGTTCGGGCAATGCTTTAACTGTATGGAGACTAATGGTCGAAACGCTGGCCTCTCCGCCGCACAAGAGATTATTAGAAAGAGGTTTGGTATAACTGATTAAATTACAATTATGAGTGATACAACACTAATCTTTATCCTTATAGGCGCGTTGTTTTTGGCAGTAGTTGCATTGTACGCGACGGACTACCGCATAGACCAGATACGCCGCACAGAGTATTCAAAGGGCTTTGTCGAAGGAGTACGAGCAGAAAGAGCAGACCACGCTCTGCGCAAGAAGATTAACTAACACTGTATGACCAACGCAGAAATCATCAAAGAATGGGAGAACAGCGAAGTATGCAAACGAGTCGCAGGACTTGAAACATTCGCAGGTGCGCACGGCTGGGAGGGTTGGCAAGGTGAGAACATCCCCGATTTGATAGTGCGTCTTGCTTCCCAAGCCCGCCAATCTGCGTTGGAGGAGTGCAAGGGGGTTGTGCCTCATGAACAGTGCAAGATAATTGGGAGTATAAATGCAACCGAAACATGGGAATGGGCAGTCGGATGGAACGCCTGTCGTTTCCACACCCTCGCTGCGATAGAGGGGTTGATTAAGAAAACGGTATGAAATGGGACTGGTTATTCGAGGTATTTCCAGGGCCGAATGACATGCCCACTAAAGGGAAAGTTACCCCCGAGCAGATGTCTGATAGGATAGCCCTGCACGACATAGGGAGCGACGGAAACACATACATACGCCATGACAGGATAGACCCCCGCAAACTCGCAGAAGTTTTAGCAGAGCTATTTAATCGAACTAATTGAAGGATATGGAAAAGTACTCACCACCACGATATCCGTTGTATGCAATCTCGTTGTACAAGGATAGAAAAGGCACGTTATGTATGAAGGAGACCAGTAATTTATCTGGCAAAGGTGTTCTCTGTAAGGCGAGCAAGTTTAGCGGACTTGATGCCAATCTTTTTCGGTCAGCCCTGGGTAATAGTAAACTTCTCGATAAGGACGATAGAGAGTTTGTAAATAGTATATTCCTAACCCCCTCCTCGGAGGCTGGAGATTGAGTAATATGAATCAAGCAAAAGTAGAAGGCAAATGGGTCGAGGTAGAGTACTGGACAGATGGCATTTATGCGAATGGTATTAAAGTGGCGAATGTCTACAATGAAATCGAGAACGAGAAATGTACTAAATTGGAGACTGTAGACATATGACCCCATACACAGAAATCCCCTGCGGTGGAGTAAGATAGAGGTATGAAAAAAGAAACAGGCTACATCCTAGAATTGTTCCCGCACTCAAAGAAGATGACCAATCACTTCAAGGTATACTGGAGAAAGAAAGACGCAGTAGCCGAGGATAAGTTTCTACCGAGAGATGCGAGGAGAGATGTTATCAAGGTGTATATCTCTACTGTGCACACGAAAAAGTAATATAATAAGAGATGGGAGACGAACATTCTGTGGTGGATTGTTGGAGAAAGAGACTAACCGAAAGGTTGCGTTTTTTGCCACTCCCGCAATCTACCGCAGAGTGTTTGTCAGTACATTGAAAGACTTGGGATGTTTGGAGCAGGATAAAAAGATTCGAACTGGTCATAGTATAAAATCCGCGTCTTACAGGGGTGAAAAACTAAAACCATGGCTTTCCACAGCTCGATAGTATTATGACCTCCTGCTCCCAGCATCTCAAGGAGGAACCAAATGAGCTGGAAAGCCGCACGGCACCTGAAACGATACGCAGGGCGTAACCGCCACCACCTGACACCAAAATCGAGAGGAGGGACAACGCATATCTCCAATCTACTTCTCATCTCAATCGACAAACACTACTTCTGGCACAGAATCTGGGGCAACAGAACCCTTGAAGAAGTGCTGGAGGTACTAACCCGCCTGAAGGCACGGAAGGAGACACAAGATGTTTCATCCAATCGGTACGAAGTGCCCCAGTTGCAACGCGGCGGTGAACGTCGTTGAGCTGGGAGTAAACCCGCAGTGGGTACTCGGCATCAACTGGGTCTGTAGCAAATGCGGACGCAAGGGCGGTGATGAGTTCGAGCTGATAGACCTCGTGTACGTCGCTCAACAGAACGAAGGCACGGTGCTCCAGTGATTTACACCTACTGGGGACTCGTCCTCTACTTCTACGGGCACGCAACCGTTCTGACTGTCGCATGTTGAGGTGTCTCGGGGCTTCGGTACTTGTTGCCGTGGCTCTGCTGACTCTCAACTACATGGTCATGAGCGTGATACGGGTCTATTCGGTTAACATACGTTAACCTACGGAGGGTAGCATGTGGAATAACGTCAAGTGGGTACTCATCTACGCGGGAGCCACCGCGTTCATCGTGAGCATTTGGATGTCTGCGATGTTCACCATTCACGACTACATGGAGGCACACCAATGGGACAAGACGACAAGAACATACTCGTCGAACTCGTGCTCATCCCCGTGAAGGCGGTGGGCAAGGGACTGCTCGCGGTCGTCATCTGGTTCATCGAGTTTCAACACGCACTCCGAAAGGGGTGAGGAGAGAGTCATGGAAAAGAAAGTCCCTCGTGTCTGCGACAAGTGTGGCTCTTGCATCGTCTTCCTCATTCGTGAGGGCGTCGAGAAGTGCCAGTCTTGCGGTCACGAACAACCCGAACCACCGAAACGAACCAAAGGGGAGTAACATCCCCTCATAGCCCACAGTCGTGGGCATGGGTGTGGGGATAAAATCCCACACCCTCTTTGTGTGTGGTACTTTACAGATATGAGAAGCGATTGTTGCAATGCAGAAATGAGTGCCTACATTGATGAAGAGTACAACAAGATTTTCTATACGTGTTTGGATTGTGGCTGTGCATGTTCTATAAAGGACACTGGAGAAGAGTTAGAGGATGAGGATTTTAGTGATAAGGACGAGGCATAACCTTTATCCCCAGCACCACGTCTTGACAATCAGTGTATATTAGACTATACTTCCCTCAATGTCCGAATCTTGCAAAACCTGCGGTGAACCTATAGCGGATGTCAACGGTACTCTCGTCCACATTGGCGGGGGTACTATGACGCAACGCTGTAACCACTGTGGATTTAAGGGCGGACAGATTGGTCGATACTCGCAGTGCCCACGTTGTTCAGACCAAACCTCTCTTGTAGACGACCACCGCGCAAATTGATATGGACGAATATCAAGACATAGAGATTACATGTTTCTGCGGGAGGAAGTTTCTGTGGGAGCGTGGCGAACAAAAGTTCATAAACGATTTGTTCGCCAGTGGAAAGATTACTGCGGTCACTACTCCTAAGCGATGCAAAGAATGTCGGCTCAAGAAAAAGCAACAGAAAGCATTATCAGAACAATCGAAACAAGATTATTAAAACTATAATTGTATCCAGTTATGAAAACGGGTTATCGGTTTGAAAATGAGGATGATAAGCATCTGCATACACTGGAAGGTCAGCCTCTGTTTGGCACGAGTACAGTAGTTGGCATTCTAAACAAGCCACTCACGTGGTGGGCTGCGGGTATGGCAGTAGAGAAATTTGGATGGAAGAATCCAAAAAAACATAGTGTGCAAGAAGTTGCCACACACGTCAGAGAGAAACGAGACGCCATCCTTGCTATGGACATAGTTGAATACACTGCGTTGCTCAAAGAAGCATACTATGCACATAGCGTGAAAATGAAGGACAGCGCCGAAGCTGGCACTGATATGCACGCAGAGCTGGAGAAGTATGTCAAAGATTGTATCGCAACTAACGAAGGTAAGCCGAAAGAGTATGAGAAATACGACCATAAAGCTGTCGAGCTTTTTGCTAAGTGGTCAGTGGCAGAAGTAGATACTTTCATCTTCAGCGAAGGTCACTGCTTCTCTAGCAAGTATTGGCTCGGTGGTATCAGCGACGTGGGGGCGAAGATGAAGAGTGGGAAGATAGCTATCATAGATTTCAAGAGTTCAGAGTCCGCATACTATTCCCAGTTTGTACAGGGCGGGGGTTATGCGGTTCAAGTTGAAGAGAATGGGATTCTGGATGCCGAAGGCAATCAGATTCTTCCCCCGTTCGTTACAGACCTTCTCATCATCGTGCCGTTCCGTGACGAGAAGATTAAACCACGGACGGAGGAGAACGTGCCTGCGTATAAGGAGGCGTTTCTAGGTGCTCTTACTAACTACCAACTTAATAAGTCATTTGACGAATAAATTATGGACACATTACTTGGAATTGCAATGCTTTATGTTTGGATTCATTCAACAATCATTATCTTCAAGAAGCTAGGGGAAACAACTTCTTACGAAAATGTTGTACTCATCGCGGGCTTGGTTGCGGTTATATTGTTTGTTATTGGCACGATATCATAACTCTTATGGAAGATTCACAAAGTCCAATGCCAACCAAGAAGAAATTAGAAGTAGAACTAGCCTTTCCTGAAGCTATACGTGCATTGATAGGAGGTAAGCAGATTCGTAGAAAAGAGTGGTCTGATGGGTCAGAGTTTGGACTGCTCAAAGACTCATTTCTTATGATTCACCGTGAAGATAAGTTCCACACGTGGATTGTGTCGGAGGGAGATTTACTAGCGATAGACTGGGTGATTATATGAAAGACATCAAAGAATTGTACGAGTTCAACATCGCAAAAGCAGCCAATGGATACGTGATAAAAATAGAATACAGCGCAATAAAAGCAGACTCATCGTGGTCGCCAAGAGAATATGCTACTTTGGTTGCAAAAGATGTAACCGAGGTAACAGCATTCATTGAGAGTTGGTTTGCCCGCGTAGCCCCTACAGTATGAGCAAGAAGGTGTCAAAAGAAGAAATTGACGCCCTTCGCTCTGCTATCAAGAAGGATGAGAAGCAAGCATATCTCGCCGAGCAAAACGCTGGCGCTCTCAAACTCCTTCAAGAAAAAGAGGTGGTTCTGAAGGAGCAACTCAAGGACACCCAGAAAGAGATTGTGGACAGGGCAACCAAGAAGTTTGATGTCTCTGACCCGATGGCGATTGAGGTAGCGAAGGAGACGTTGCAAGTCCTCGAAAAAAAGTATGCCTCCGCCAAATAGCCCCGAAGAGCAGTCAGTCCCTCAAGAACCAGTTGAAGACCAGTTCGGTGCCCTCGACGTGTTCAGTGAGGCTCGTATCGAGCACCTCAAGAACCTAGCAAATACGCAATATAAAGAGATGAGTGAGTCTGTACTCAATATGCACGAGGTGATGCAGAAGTGCTACGCAGCCACCGTCCTCGCAGACGAGGCTGCCAAGAGGTTCAATGGGTCATCGAAGGCGTATGCCTCAACATTAAAAGCCGTCTGGGATGAGACCCAGAAAGTAAAATTCTGAAACAAATGAAACCTATGCCAACAATGGAGGTCGGAAGATACGCGGGGAAGCCTATTGCACAGCTTCCAAACTCATATCTTCGATGGATTATCGGTCAGGATTTTCCAAAAGATATACTTGAAGCCGCCAAGCTCAAGCTCTCACAGTCCGACTACAATGACCTCTATCTTCACGTCTCGCGCCACGCGATTGACATGTTCTCCAAGAGGTTCCTCTTCATGTGGCTCAAAGAAGAGAACGACAAGGGAGATGCAGGCGAGGGCATCGCGTCATTCATCGCTAAACGGGCACAGGAGGCGTGGGACAAAGGAGTTGATGTATCTAAGCATCGGCACCAAGATGACGGTGTGGTGAAGGCGTGGGGCGGTGTGCAGTGGGTATTCGGGGTCAATGAGAACTTCCCAGACTACCGTGAGGTCATCACGATAATGGCGGATGATTAGCTGTCACCACCTACGTCTTGACAATAGAAGTATGATAGACTATACTTCCCTTATGGTCGAACAAGTTAATAGTAACCCCAGCGCAATGCTAAAATCATTATGAGCGAGGAAAATAGACACCTAGAGATACTGTGGTCAGTCAAGCAGGTCGCAATATATCTAGGAGTAGGAACAGGAACGATTTACCAGTGGATTTCGGAGAGGAGGATGCTTGACCCTACGAAGATTGTCCGCTTTTCAAATCGTGTGAGGATTCCCCGTTCGGAGGTCGAGCGTTTGGCGGGGATTGTGAAAGGGAAATTAGAAGAAGCAGCTAACATCTAAACCATGAGTGATAATTTACTCGACAGTTTCATCAACAAGAAGAAGGCAGAGTCTCCGTACATTACCCTCGCTGATGGCGAGAGTGTGGTTATTGCAAAGTTAAAGGACATAAAACCCGTTACAAAGACAGGTTATGGCGGTGAGGAGAAAGACGTCCTCCGCCTCAAGTGTTCGGTGGAGACCACTGAAGGTCTACGTGATAAGGATTTCGACAACGGCACCAAGAAGTTTGCAGAAGAGTTGAAGAACAAGGGTGTGGTTGTCGGTTGTGGTTTCACCCTTACTCGCGCAGGTCTTACAGTTAAAACTGTGTACACGATTTCCAACGTAGTAGGCGGAGAAGCCCCTGTGGTTGCACCTGCACCCGTAGAGGTTCCTCCAGAGGCGTAACAGCCCCGTGAAAAGCCAATTGGCTGTTGTTATCCTGATACTGGCGGTGCTAGTCTCAATCCTCTCCTTTCAGAATGCAGCGTCGAAGGAGAAGGAGATACAACAGATATTAGAACAGAAGGTAGAGTTGCAAAATCAAGTGCGGGGATTTCTTGAAAGTAAAAAGTCCCCTCTCGCTCAAGAGACTGACTACCTTCTGCAACAGAAACATTGGAAACTGCTTATCGCCATCTCCGCAATTGAGAGCCAGTATTGCACGAAGCAATTGGGTCTCAACTGCTGGGGTATTACGAAATTCGAGGGAGGGTATCGTCGGTACACATCTATTAACGAAGGTATCGAGGATGCAAACGACCTCATTGAGCGGTGGCAGGCGAAGGGCAAGTGGCTCACGCCAGAGGAGATGAATTGTGTATACGTTGTGCCGTGCAATCCGAACTGGGTGAGAGTAGTTAATAAGGTTCTTAATCAACTTGATTCTTATGGGAAGCAAAGACAATGAGACATTCGTACAGTTGTCAACCAAGTTGGCTGACGAACAAGCGCGTATTGAAGCAGCCCGCAAGGAGCAGGTCAGCCGCGTGGCTCTTGAGATTGAGAAGATACTTGTGCGCGAGAACATGACAATGAATGACTTTGGAGAGATAGTCAGCGTGTTCAATACCCGCGCCCAGACAGTGTTCGCAGAGATGAAGATTAACAATATAAAAGAACAATATGACCGACGCTCTTAATTCAGTTGTGCCAGGGCAGCCAATGTCAGAAGAAGACAAAGAGGCGCTCCGTAAGTCGAACCTAGAGGCTTCCAGTGAGGCACAGCGCCTCGCAGCCGAGCATCGTGCTCGCGATATGGCAGAGAAGGGGAATGAGAAGCCTCTCATTGGCGCTATCGCTGATTCAGTTCTTGATAAACTTAAGGCTCTTCCACAAGAGGAACCATCAGAAGGGGTGGTACAATAAGTGGATGCACGAACGTGAACAAGACATCCAAAAAGCAATACTAGATTATTTACGATTAAAAAAATATGTCTGCTTCAAGCATCACAGCACTGGATTCGCAGTCCGAGAAGGAAAGCTCGCCCCATTCCGCTACGGAGACCGAGGCATCTCCGACATTATCGCGTGCTCACCGACGGGCGGTTTTGTCGCAATCGAAGTTAAAAAAAATGGTGGCAAACCACCTTCGCCAGAACAAATTGAATTCATTAAAAGAGTCATTATTAACGGGGGCACAGCCTTCGTTGCCAAGTCGCTCGACGATGTTATGGCGCAAATACCGTAGTCTCCCTCGAGCCGCGTGGCTGTGGGTGACCTACCATCTCATCAAAATCTTTGTCAAACTGCACGACAGTGCATTACCTAAACCAAAATAATTATGCGATATAAAATCCTTGAATCAGAATTCCCTGCACAGATTGGAACAGTCGTTGAATTGACCGATAGGCAGGCAGAAGTGTTCCCTGGCAAAATTGAGTTAATTGACATCGCTTCCGTGATGCCTCCAGTCGAGCCAGTAGTTCCTCCAGTAGAAACTGCTCCAGTCGTTCCTGAAGTGCCACCAGTCGTTACAGGGACTCCTCCAGCTCCAGTTATTCCAGAGTCAGTAAAGGCTTCGTGGGTAGGCGGGCACACGGTCAACGCAGGTGTCTTGAATGGATTGAGGGGAAAGAAGAAGTAGCAATTACCTCCCTAAGAAAAAACCCCGTGAGGGGTCTTTTCTTTTGCGACGAGGATTTACGCCTACTTCTTTTTCTTTTTAGAGAGTCCTGGTGAGGAGAACACCGCCGCTGGGATATGAGCAACGGCTTGAACAACTGTTCCCACCGCCTGCATCGGAGTCAAACCAGAGGCTCCCTTAGTATTAAGAGTTTTATTGATGTTCCGTCCCATGTCCTGCATAGCTTTTTCAGCCTTGCCCTTCATCATCCAGGCATCCTTGAAGACTCCCATACTAGCCGAGTTGAGACGACACAGGGATGTCGTACCTATTAAGAACCGCAACGAGCACCTTTAGAACAACGCCCGCTCCAATAAGCATAAGCGCCACGTTCAGATTGCTCTGAATCATTGTGAGACCCGCGCCTCCAAGAGCTGAAGCCATGTCACCGATAGATAGATTTTGTTGAGTCATAGTATTAAGGATAAAGTGCGTGTAATTTTGCACGAGTCTCTGGACTAATGAGACCCGTTACTACTAGACCATACTTCGTCTGGAAGGCTTTGACAGCCTTGGATGTGATAGAACCGTAGACTCCACTACTTGCCACGTTCGTTGGGAATACCCCCTCCGCCTTGAGACAGTCTTGGAGGGAGACTACGTTCTGGTCAATGAAGGTCGGCTTCGTAACTACCGACTGCTCGAATGCGAAGTTCTGGAAGTGCGCCGCGAAGAAGTTGCGTTTGTTGAAGAAGTCCTCGGTGATAACGCGTTGTCCGTTCATCGCGTACTGTAGACCCCATGAGTCATCGATGATGAGAGCTTTCTTCCCCTGATAGAGTGTGAAGTCCACCGCTGCTACAGAATGCCGAAGCGTCGAAGAAGAGTTAGAGTCGAGTCCTACATGAAGTACCTGTGGCACATCAGTCCACTCATCGTACTTGAAGTAGAACCACACCATCACCGCCTTACCAGTCTTTTGAATGATTGAGGCTACGGTATCGATGTCTGTAGGAGAGACAGTGACGTAGGCACCGAGTTTGAATGTCTCCCCGACTTTCACCATGAAGGGTTTGACCACCTGTGCGTCCATCTGGGAGTCGCTCATGTTCTCGGAAGGCGCGAACTGCTCAAGAGTAGCGCCCGATTGGGCTATCTTAAAGGCATCTACACCGTCCATACCAGCCGCAGGGCGATTGTGACGGCGTTGATAGATATGAGAGGCTGATATGTCCACGTAGGTGCCTGTATTGAGCCAGATATAGACCCCGTAGAGCTTACGAAGTGTTTGTGCTACACAAGAGCCTGACCCGTTTTGATTGAATATCGGGAACTTGCGCCATGCACTTTGTGGTTTCTCTACCCATACCACAGGTTCTACAGCGCTTACTATTTCAGAGAAGTGATAGTCTTTTGCTTTCTCGGCATCACTACGAGTGTCTAGGAGGACTCCTGGATTTGGTAGTTGTTCAATTGATGTATCCATAGTTATTCAATTATAGTAAACTCGTTGGTCTTGCGGTCTGATGAAATAGTTTTGACTGGATTCACCTGATATTCAACCATACCCTCAAGATGCCACACCCCCGTCGGGACATTCTCTGGGATTACAACCGCCCCTGTCCAGTAGGGCTTATCTTTTCCGTAACATCCTAGCGCGATATCTTTTACGACTGGTGAAAATAGAACAACCTGTCCGTCCACTAGCGTCCACGTTACTTTCGCTGGGATACGTCTCAACTTACAAAACTCATAATTCAGATGGATTGTTTCACCTCGATGATATTCTTTCTTATCTGTTTGCACGTTCATCGGGTCGCTGGCATAAGTATAGATAGGGTTTATCACCCCGTCTAGAAAGTACCAGTATCCAAAAAGCGCCCCACCTAGAACAACGATGACGATATTTGTATAGATACTGTCTCTTATACACATCTCCGAGCCCACGAGACCGTACTAGATATCGTATGCCGTCTTC